CATATATTTATATAATAATGAATAATAGTATTTACATTTACCTTTTATATAAAAAAAAAGGTCATTGGGTTTTTTACTAAAAAAACGATGCGAACACCAATAAATACTAATAATTTTAAAATGACCTTTTTATGACAGAAGACCAATTACAACAGAAAATAGTTATCGATTTTAGAAATCGAAACTTAAAAAATGACAATTTAATATTCAGTGTGCCAAATGGAGGATCAAGAAATCCAATTGAAGCAATGAAATTAAAAAAAACAGGAACTTTAGCAGGAGTTTCGGATTTGATAATAATGGTTCCAAACAGAATAATATTTTTAGAATTAAAAACTGAAAAAGGGATCCAATCAGAAGTTCAGAAAAACTTTCAAAATAAAGTAGAGTCTTTAGGATTTGAATATTTACTAATTAGAAATTTAAAAGAATATGAAGACTTTATGCAAACATTGCTTAAATAGTTGTAAAATATTTACACCTAATTGCAAAAAATACAAAACAGAGGACATGACAGAAATTAGAAAAAATTACTTAAAAAATAAAGATAAAATAGCTTATTTTGACTATGGTATAAAATAAAACACAAAATAATTTTGTATATTAAAAAATATTTGTATATTTGTCAAAGAAATAACAACTAAAAAATAATATTGTGAAAACTATTGAACAAACAAACGGATTTAAAATTGAGTTTAACGGATCAAAAACTTATTTTGTAACAGATGAATTTGGCGCAGTTTGGTTTGCTACTGATACACAAAAAAAAGCAAAAAACAGATTAAATAAAATACTAACTCAAAGCGGTTTAAATTAATCGCTTTTTAGCCATCAATTCCAAAAGGGTAAGGATTGGGCAATTCTCGGTCGATTGGTGGCTTTTAAATTATTTAATTATGAAAATAGGGGATAAACTAGACTACTTCGGAAAAACAGTAACAGTTATTGATTTAAATTATACTCATTGTTTAGTGAGATTTGAAGACGGTACAAAATTATGCACAAACAAAAACACATTTTTTAACGATAAAAACTAAAAACAGAAAAAAAATTAACAGCGGTTGAATGGTTGGTAGAAAATACTCCATTATGTAAAAATGATTTTTATTTAGAACAAATAAACCAAGCTAAAGAAAAAGAAAAGCAACAACTTTATGATTTTTATGATCACGGACATGAAAATCCATATAAAAGTGGTGAGCAATACTACAAAGAAACATTTAAAAAATGAAACACAAACTAATATACACAGGAATAGCGACAATGATTTTATCTTACATCGCTTTAGTAATAACTTATATTTGCCTATAAAATGACAATAGAAGAAATAAAAACTATTTTTGGAATAGATATAACAGAAAAGAATCGAAGCACGCCTTATTTAGCTTTAAGATATTTTTACGCAGAAATGCGAGTTAAACAAATAAAAGGGAACATCTCAAAAAAATACATAACTACTGCCAACGAAATTAATTGCAACAGAGATAACTTATATAACATGCTTTTAAAGGCAGAAGTCTTTAAAAAGGACGAACTAATCAAATATATCTATAAAGCGTTTAAAACGAAAGAAAAAAGGTATTTTGACGAGTATCTGAATAAAAAGCAAGAACAAATAAATAATTATCAAAAAATATACGTAGAAGAAAAGACTTTAAGAAACCACGTACCAGCCGAAAGAAAAGATGTAGTTGTAAAAGTTTTTAGAAACGACCCACTATTAAAAAATTTACAAGTAGCCGACTTTTTAAAAGCTAATAAAATATTAAGTCATCCTCTTTGGGATGTCCCCGCTAAAAACATTTCACCTAATCAATGGCAGAAACTAAAAAAAATAAATCCAGAAATGTTTGAACAACTTGTGAATAGTAAATTATGAAAATATGTAAAACTTGCAAGCTAAAAAATAAAACGTTCGGAAAAGATAAACGAGCACCAGACGGAATGCAAAGAGAATGCAACGATTGCATAAACGAAAGAAGAAGAAAGAAGTATTTAGAAAACCCAACAAAATACAAAGAAAGACAAAAAAAATACAACAAATACGCATTACAAAAAGCAAAAAAGCATATACTTGAAATATCTGACACTTATGTTATTGCTGAACTAAAAAGAGGCACAACACTAACAACAAATGATATTAAAAAGTTTCCCCAACTAATCGAAGCAAAAAGACAAACAATCAAAAATAAAAGATTATGCAAAATATTGAAGAACTAAGAAAAGATCTTATTAAAAAATATGAAGAAGCTAAAACAGATAATGACAAAAGGGATTTGTCTACATACACTGCTACGGCTTCCGCAATTATACGTAGTTGTAAAGTGGAGTTAGACTATAACAAAGTTCAAGACAACAAAAGAACTATTAATTTTTTAGAACCAAAAAAATAATATTATGATTGAAAAACTTTATTGGTATTTAATAAATTATAATGATAATCATTAAAAATATGTTAGTAGATTTAGATAGAAAAGATTTAGAATCTTTAGTAAAAGGAAAAAGTCCAAGTTATAATGATTTTAGTAATGATTTAGTAAAAAAAGCAGGTCACTCATATAGCGACCAATATGGTAGAACAAGTTGGGACAGTTTGCACAAATTATCAGACAATGAGCTTTATCAATTGCATATAATTTTAAAAAATCATTAAAATTAAATAAAATTCACTAAATTTGTAATTATGAAAGAAGATAAAAATAAAGGCGGTGCGCCACAAGGCAATAATAATGCGGAAAAGTGGGATTTAATTCGTGTAGAAAAGTTTTTTGATGATATTTTAAAATACGTACAATCAAACACAAAATGCAGAAGTTTGTCCGAGGCTGTTATAGAAGTAGGAGAATACGAAGAACTTATTTCTTATCTTTTAAACAAATATAAAGAGGTTGAATTTAAATCTATAAAAAGAGCAAAGGATATTGTTAAAAACAGATTAGTGCAACAAGGACTTGACGGGGATGCAAACCCTACAATGGCTATTTTTATTTTAAAGAATAATCACAATATGACAGACAAGCAACAAACAGACGTTACAACCAATGGCAAGGATATAAACACAGCTCCGATAATTCAATTTATCGATACCGATACAGATGATTAAAATATTAGGGTTTAGTATATTGGCAATTACACAAACTGATCACTTGGAAGCCGTTCGATTCGGCAACCCTATCTTTATTTAAATATGAATATAAAATTCAGTAAAAAATATTCAAATCTTTTTAGGCTATTAGAAAATAACTTTCCAGAAGTTGATACCGTTGTTATAACAGGCGGTAGAAGCTCGGCAAAGTCTTTTGTAGTAGCCGTTTTGTCTTTATTAGGATTAGTGCAAAAAGGGTGGAACATTTTATATACTCGTTTTACCAATGTTTCTATTACAGACTCTATTAAGCCAGAGGTTGACGATAAAATCGAACTTCTTAACTTTCAAAATAAAGTAGTTTCTACAAATACTCACATTGAATACGATGGTAACAGGATTGCTTTTAAAGGGATAAAAACAGGATCTAAACAACAAACCGCTAATTTAAAATCGTTAAGCGGTTTTAATGTTTTCGTTATTGATGAATCGGAAGAGCTACCAGACTATGAAACATTTGAAAAGGTATTTTTATCTATTCGTAGCAAAGAAAAAAGGAATCTTACTATTTTACTACTTAACCCGACTAGCGTACATCATTGGATTTATAGACACTTTTATTTAAAGAGAAAAGTAGAGGCGGGTTTTAACGGGATTAAGGATAACGTAATGTATATACACACTTCTTATCTTGATGTGCCTAAAGAATACATAGCAAAAAACATTCTTACGTATTACGAAACTTTAAAGCGGGAAGACCCTAAAAAATACGAACAGATTGTACTTGGTGGATGGACTGAAGCGGTTGAAGGTAGAGTTTTTAACAACTGGAAACAAATAACTTTTAAGGAATATTTAGAATTACCACTTAAAGAAGTTTACGCTATTGACTGGGGTAAGAATCACAAAATGGGTATCGTGAAAGGAAAATACGATAGTTATAAAAATAATTTTTATGTACATGAATTAAATTATAAATCTGAAAACGAATTACTAGCCGAATTAAACGAACATGAAAGAACTTTAGTAAATAGTTTAGAGGGCGGTGTTATTCCTTTCATTTGCCAAAAGTTAGGTATTCCAAAAGATGCTACAATAGTGTGCGATAGTGCTGTCCCCGACAATATTTTAGCATTAAGGCGGAACGGTTGGGAAATGGCATACGGAATAGACAAACCCAAAGGCTCAGTTATGGCTGGGATTTCTTTACTGCACAATACAAACGTGTTTTACACAGATACATCAAATGGCATAGATTATGAGTTTAGAAACTATGCTTATGCAACCGATAGATTAGGAATTGTTGATGATGAAGTAATTAAATTAAATGATGATTTATGCGACCCTATAAGATACCTACGTAGACATTTTGGAAATAAACATTAATTAACTATCTTTACATAAACTAAAAAAAAATATTATGAAAGACAACAGAAAAAACAGGAATTTATTATTTATTAGAAGTAAAAATAATTTAAGATTAGGAAGAAAAAAATTTAAAACTATTTTTAATGTTTCTAACTTAATTCCAGAAAGAGAAATAGCTGACTTTGTAATTAGTCAAGCTAAAAAAGAATTATTTCAATTTTATAAATTAAATCTAAGGAATAATAAAATTGAAGTAGCCTACACATTAGATGATTTCGCAAAAGATTGCAAGCATGTGAAAGTTACTTTATTTAACTAAATAATATTTTTTTAACTTTTTACTTGTATATCAATTATTTATTATATATTTGTAATCAATCTAATGTTGTGATAACATGGGAATAATTAATTTTACTAATAAAAAAGCCTTACGCTATTGTTTAATTACATTAGTCTAGGGCTTTATTTGTATATATGGGATTTAGTTTTAATTTAAATTTCGGGAACAACAAACTACCAAACTACGTTGAGAGAAACACAAACGGCGATTGGTGGTACGCCGTTAAGGACTTTTTTACAGGTCAAGACTCGAAAAAAGGGTTTAATTGTGTAAAAAAGCAATTGCATGAGGCTCTTTATAATCCTGCATTATTAAAAGTTGTTGGTTTTCGTGCAGATATTTACTCACAAATTAAATTTAACGAGTGGAGCAATGATAAATTAATTGAAACTGATTTTCTTTACTCCGAAATGGAACGACCTAATCCGCATCAAACATGGATTGATTTTCATTATGATGTTTCTTTCTGGCGTGATTTAGGTAACGCATATATTTATAAGCAAGGAGATGTAATGTATTGTTTAAATCCATTATACATGGACATAAAAGACGAACAATTAAAAGCAATAAATAAGTATTCGTTTTCAAGCTTTACCTCTAAACAAGCTAAAAAAGGACAATTTAAAGCTAAGTTTAATGACAATGCAGAATGGCAAACTTTGGAATTAGCTAACTTACATATTTTATCTGATTTAAGTACTTCGGTTAGTGGTGATTGGTTAGGAGGAAATAGCAGGCTAGATGCTTTATACCAAGTGGTAAAAAATAGCGAATTAAGTTTAAAAGCAAAGAACAGAACTTTATTCTACACAACAAAATTCAGCGTTAGCGGTCAACACGATAGTAAAGATGTAACTTCTTTACCAATGAGCGACAATGAACAACAAAGCATATCAAAAGGTTTACAAGGACCAAAAGAGATACACGCTACTAAGCAAAAGATTGATGTTAACCAGTTGGTTAGCAACCTTAAAAGTTTAGATTTAGACAATAGTTATTTAGCCGATTTAACCATAATTGGTAATATGTACGGAATGACTAAGGATGTTTTAGATATTGTTTCGAAAGGTTCTACTTATGAGAACAAAGAAAAAGCAATTGGTGCGTTTATTGATTATTCTATTATGCCAAAGGCGCAACAACATTCTGATTTATTAGAAATACTTTTCGATAAGCAAGAGGTTAGAGGTTCTTTTAAACATTTGCCATTTAACGCTGTTTTTGAAGCTGAAAAGGTAAACAATGTTAAATTAGAATTAGAGTCTTTAAAAATGGCTCAGGAATTAGGACTAGATAAAACTATTATAACCAATAAATTAAAAGAGATTTATGGATATTAAAGAAAAAATTGAAATAGGTTTAAGTGAAGTTATTAAATATATTATATTTTTTTTAGACAAGATAAGATATGAG